CTTAGAATATATTTAAATTATAATTTTAAAGAGATAAATCAATTATTACTGGATAATGATCTGAATCATATTTTCCACAATATTCATCATATTCGTGATACATAAAAGCATTTACTATATTATTTTTTATTCCATCTGTTACTAAAATATGGTCTATCATTGAATAATCTTTACTAGAAGCAGTATTACAATTACTATCAGAATCATACCAATCACTAAATCTTTCATTTTGTACAATTGTTTCAGCTACGCTATGAAGCGCATATTTTCCTGAATAATCACCATAATTTCCTTTTAAAATATCAAGCACTTGTGATGTAGGAATATTATTATTTACATCTAATACTTTTCCATCAAAGTCATTAAAATCTCCCATCATAATGATTTCATAATTACGATTTACATAATTAAAAATAACTGATTGTAAAACCATAGCTTGTGCTTCTCTCTGAACACATCTTGAAGGATCTGTAGGATAAGCAATTAAATGTGCGGTTATTAAGGCAACATTCATTCTATCAAATACAAATTCAGTAATATAATGTTTACTAACACCTGAAGAGCTTGGAGTACCAGTATATCCGCACTTTGAGCCATAAATTGGATAATCATATCTTAATTCAGTTCTGTAAAGGCTTACTATAGGGTCAACTCTTGTTAGCATTCCAACATTTTGTCCAGTAGAGCTATCAGTGCCTTTTTTTAGGTAAGATTTGTAACTACCATCCAGTTTTGACGCTAATATATTAAGTTCATCACAGCCTTCAACCTCACAAAAATTAATGATATCTGGTTGAATTGTATTAACTACTTTTGAAACATACGACATATGAGTGTTTGCTTCAGATGAATTTTTCCAAGGGCAACCGCTGCCTGGACAGTTTGAAGAACTACAATAATCAATAAATAACCATTCAACATTATATTGTGCGATCCGTAATTTATGTTTATCTTTACGTCTATCTTCAATAGTTGTTACTACTGGACATTCAGTATCGGCAAAAATGTTATTTACAAATAATGTAAACAAAAAAAACGCGCTTAACATACTTTTCTATATATTTTATATATAATTAAAAAAAGATTTAATATATATAGAAAAAATTGATTATAAACATATATATATTAATATTATTACTCATAACAATAATGAAGACTTTTAGTACTAAAATAATATTACCAAAATTAAAATTAACAACAGATGAACAATTCGCAAAAATATATCCAGAAATAAAGTATAAATTACAGTTTGATGGGTGTAGTAAATCAAATCCCGGCATTGCTGGAGCTGGTGCGGTTATTTATAAATTTGCTGAAGAAATATCTGCTAAAATACAATTTGTTGGAAATAATGAAACAAATAATGTTGCTGAATATACTGGCTTGATTATAGGTCTTAAAGAAGCCATAAATTTAGGAATTAAAGAGATTGATGTAGAAGGAGATAGTATGCTTGTTATTAAACAAATGAAAGGTGAATATAAAGTTAAGTCTTCTAACCTAATTAATTTATATAATGAAGCAAAGCTTTTGGAAAAAGAGTTTGATATTATAAAGTTCAAGCATATTTATAGAGAAAATAATAAACGTGCGGATGAATTATCTAATTTAGCAATTAGTAAAGATCATTTAGATGAAAAAATGTATTATGATAAAGATGATGAAGAGGAGGCAGATGAATATTTATTTAAAGAAGAAAAATAATATTTATTTATAGTAAATGAAATCTTCAAAAATTATTTATGGCGGCATAGGATTTGTTGGATTAGGTATAATGTCATATTTTTTATACAAAAAATTTGGTGAAGATCCTGATGAAAGAGATTTAAATAATAGTTTGAATGATATGCAAAAAACATATGGATATACACCTAAACCAATGCCTAATGGTGGAGGTAAATCTAGAAAGAAAAAAAATAAATCTAAGAACAAATCTAGAAATAAAAAATAAAAATAAAATTATAATATAAATGAACACTCAAGACGCAATTGTACTTCCCGCAATAATAATATTTTTTGGTGGATTAACATGGTATTTTCGATATGAAATTATGGGTGAAGACCCACCTCCACCAAATTATGAAGATGAACTTAAAGGAGGTAAAAAAACTAGACGCCGAAGATATAAAAAAAATAAAAGTACCAGAAGGAAATAATATTAGTATTCTAAAAGAGAAATATTAAGTATTTTATTAGATTTGTATTTTAATAAATCAAGTTCTTTTTTTGTTGTTGGAAATTCTTGTATTCCATAAATATCTTGAAGCAATAACCATTCAAATAAACCTCCAGAATAAATGTATACATTATAAAACCCTAATGAAGTAAGTTGGCTACATTTAATGTGTATTTTTTCATCGTTACAATTTCTACCATAAATAACAATTTTAATATTTTTTAATCCATTGCTTAAATACTTATTAATAATTAATTCTTCTTGACTTGCGCTTACTGTATTTGGTAATAAACATATTTGTTCTGTATCAGGTAAAGTATTTATTAATAAATGTGATTCCGGATTTTTTAAAACATATTGTACATCTTCAAAATTTATTTTTTGAATTGATTGAGAATTACCCATTATTTTATGTGTTAAAATATTTTTAAATATTAAACTTTTTAATATTTAAAAATTAAGTTTTATTTTATTTAATTTATGGAAGTAAAATTAATAATCGAATTAAATCTAATGAAACTGAACTACAATCTCTACCTTTTCTTTCTTGATGCTTTTAGTAGCGGAAATAGATAATTCTTCTCTCTTTTTACGTGTCTTGGAGTTGTCAACAATTTGTTCTTTTCTTTTTGAAGTACTGTTACGATTATTCATATCCTTTTCAATGACTTCATAATTTTCTTCAATATAATCAATGACTTTATTCTCAAGAGCCCATTTAAAAAAATTCAATTGACCGATTGTGGTCTCAATACAGGTGTCTTTTTTATATGGAATACTTATTCTGTCCCACCTACAGAATGGATCGAATCGTTTTTTGCTGTAAGCTTTTAATTTTAATTTGTAATCAACATAGACCTTAAATCGTTTGTTCGCTTCCGCATCCTCAATTAAAGTATAATATTTTTTGGCATAATTTGTAGAAAACCAATCAACAATTCTAAGCGAAATTTTGGATTCACCGGTAATAATTTTCAACATTCGATTTAATGTTTTTTCATCTTTATAAAAATCCATTAAATTATTAAGCAATAAATCATTTTGAGTTGTATAACTTGACGAAGCGTTCATTATTAAGTTTTTAAAAAATTTATTTAAGTAGTTTAAAAAACAATATATAATTTTATAATTTTATAATTTTATAATTTTATAATTTTATAAATATTATTAATAATACTAATAATATTAAAATATTTGAAAACTATATATGGCTTCCTTTAAAGATTTATTTACTCCTTTAGATAAAAAATACTGTGATTATTTTTACTATTTATCTGTAATTACTTATTGTTTTTTTATTTTTATGGTACTATCATTAATTTGGGGATTAGTATTTCATTCTAAAAAATTTGATTTATATCTTTGTTTAAATTCTATTAGCTTAATAATAAGTACGTTTTTATCATACTTTGTAAATCGTTTAATGTATTCTATATGCGTTAATAGTCTATAATAAAGTTATTTATTAGTTACTCATTATTTATTTTATTTTTTTCGCGCTCTAATGTAGTATTAATTGGTTTTAAATACATATCACTATTTGATATATCCTGAACATAATTAGATTCATTTAAAAAAGGATTAAATCCTTTTTGTTGTACTAATTCTCTATCAGCAATTTTATTATCTAAAATTTCTCTCTTGCTAGATTGTTTTAGGAATCCTTGATTTAAAATATCCCACGTATTTTCATCGTGATTTAAAGATGTTGAATATGCGGATTTTTCAACTTCTTTACTAAACATTTCATTTTCATCTTGTAGATATTCTTTGTTATCTTCTATTATATCATTTTTATTTGGTCTTTTACTTTTTTTATAAGGTTCCCCATTTGACCATTTCCAATCCATTTTTATAAGTTATAAAGTATTCATATTTTTTAAATATTATTTATAAACTTAATTATCTTGTTTAATAATATTTAGTTGTTTGGTAAATAAAAATTTATCAGCAGATCTACATCTGCGCTTTAAATTACAATCTAAACAAGCTAACACAACATTATCTACATTATGTCCTAAGTCATTATTAATTCTATCTACAGTCCATTGTTTTAAATCTCTCACATTTTCATATAAAATGTACATTTCACATTTACAATAATAACATTTTATTTCAGTTTCAATTAATTTATCTATAATAAATTTTAAATTAATAAATTTTTCATTATTCAAAACTTTCTTATCAACATCCTGTTGTTTGTAACTGTTAATTTTTTTTTCTATTTGTTTTATTAATATTTTCGAACCATTTTTATCTTCATCATTATTCAAAATATTATTCATTATTTCAATCTGTTTTTCAAATATAAAATATTCTTCTGTCAAATTAAGTTTTTCAATTTCAACCCTTTTTTTATCTTTCTTTTTTTCTTGTGTTAATTTTTTTATTTGATATCTATTTGATTGACCAGTAATATTAATTTGTTTTTTTTCATTACTATCCATACAATTTATATCCATATAAATTATATATACTTATTTATTTAATAATTAAATGATATAAATATTTATATATAAATAATTGTTTATTGAAACTAGTTAAACTTAACTCATTATATTATATATATAAAATGGAAGAAATCCCAATTGTAAACAATGAAGAATGTGTTGAACTTAAAAATATTAAATATAAAACTATGCTTTTAAGTGGTGTTCCTATTAAAGAAACTAAGTCTGCTAATGATTTATCTAACTTAGAGAAATTTTTAGAAAATGAACAAAATAATAATAAAAATGATCCGTGGTGTAAATTAGATAAAACTATTAAAACAAAAAAATTAACTGAATATGTTAATTTATACAAAGTAGAAAATAATCTTGATGATGAAGAATCTGAATTATTAATAGCATTTTTTAAAGATTGCCTAGATAGGAAAAAATTCCAAAGAGTTAAAGATGTTATATATGATAAATCAACTGGATTGATTAAAGAAATTCCAGCATTATCATATACTAAATCAACCAAACATTTTACTCTTAAAAACATAGATAAACGTGTATCAACCCAAAAATCTTTACCCGCTAAAAAATTACAAGGTACAATTAAAAACAAATCAGTAATTCCAGTTAAAAAAACAAAAGAATCTCAATCTATAAATGAAGAAGACAAATAAACACTAGATTATATTAATATAAAAACTAAATCTTATATTAATATAATTGATTATAATAATGAATATTAATGAATTGCCAGAATTAATTGATATTTTAAATGATATAGTACCTGAAGAAGATCCATTATTTTTTATTGATGAAGAAAATACATTAGATTTTATTGAAGCGGCTTTAATATTAATGGATGCTTATATTGATGAAAATCCAACCGCTGTTTCTGAACCAGATTTTACAGAATCATTTATAGAAGCAGTAAAAGAATTATTTTTTATACAATTTGAAGAGCATATATGTTTAAATGAAGATATTGAAGATGATATGAATGATATATTGACAGACGCTTTTGATATATATTTTGAAACATTTTATCAAGGTAGATCAGAAAATATGGTATCTATTACAGAAATAAATGAAAATGTTGAA